GCATCAGCTAACGCCTGCTGATCAGTTTTAACTCTCATGTCATAACCAGGAATGGTTACCTGAGGGGGCGTAGGAGGCACTCCTGTTGCTGTAATAACATCAGGAATAACAAATGGAGGAACAAACTTGGGATCAAGTATAGGAACAAACTTCGGAACCCTCAATGGTTCTCGTTCAGGAACCATAGGAGTTTCTGGTTCTGCCTCAACTTCTTGCTCTTGAGGAGTTTTTTTACCAGGAGCAGCAACACCAGTTTCTTGCTCCTGCTGCCTTCGCCAATCGTCAGCTTTTTTAATAGCGTCCTGTTCTTGCTTCTTATAATCAGTACCTAAATTTGGCAATGAAGATTGCCCTTGCGCCACTCGGTCTGCCGCAGTTTCGGATTCAGTATCAGTTTCGGTTTGTTTAGGAGGAATGATGCCGCCAGGTGGACCGCCGCCAGGTGGACGACCTTTTCTACGGCGGCGACCACCACCAAATGGAAATCCAAATCCACCAGGACCCTTCTTAATTGAATTCGCCCCACCTGGACCATCACGATCTCCAAAATCAACAGTCTTATCTAATAGATATTCTTCAAATGTATTCTGATATAATTCTCTCTTGCGTTCAAATAATTCCTTCTCTGTAATAATCTGCAGTTTCTGAAGTTTGACTACATCCTTCATCAACTTCTCAGTCGCATTCATCTTAGCTTCAATCGCCTTAAGATGACCCTGAATAGTCTTATTCTTTACAGGAGGAATCTTGATATTCTGAATCTTAGGTAGATCCAAAGTTGCAGCAGAAGGCATCTCTGCCATCCCAACAACCTGATCGGGAGTAACAGGAGGATTAACTGCCTTTACAACAATCTTAGGATCTGTACTAGGATCTAACCCAGGATTATTAAAACGGGGATTACCAGCACGTTGAGGAACCTGCTGGTTATCTCCTCCCAGAGGAGTTTTCGGTTCTGGTTTCCCCGACTGATTTTGTTCGCTGGGTGATCTTCTCGTCATTACTGTTGTGCGGCTCTGCGTGCGTTTTCTTTTTCAATAAAATCAACTAACAGACTCACATAAACATCCCGTTCCCAGGGCATCATATTTTCAATCTCTGTCAAGCTATATTTATGATGTTGCATGAGATTGAAATTTAGTCGAAAATAGTTTTCCAGATTATTCTGGAAAACCGCTAGGCGAAAAAATTTGCCAGTCCCTCAATTGTAACATCAGACTTAACACCAGTCTTAGGATTAGTCACCTTCACAGTATGAGACAACTTAGGCATCGTTGCAAAGAACGACTGAAGTTTCTGATACTGCTTAGAGTTCATCTGCTCAACAAATTCCTCAAGTTCTTTCTTCGTGGAATCTGCTGCTTCCCATGTCTCCTCATCATTGTAGATAGTATCAATACATTCAACAGCATATTCAAAAGTGCTATCAATAAGACTTTTCTGATCATCAGGTTTCTTTTCCATAATATATTTCATCGTGGGATACTTCATCTTAATAAAGTAACCATTCTCAAGGTCAATAGTATCAGTGTGACCCTCGTCCTTAACTACTTGAATATCGTCAATATTGATTTCAACCTCTGCCTGTGTCTCACCATCATCAGGGCATGTGATAGAGAATTCTAAGATTTCTCCAACAGACTTAGCACGAACATTGAGGAAGATATATTCAACATCAAATGTAGAGAGACTATCTAAATCAATCTTAGTTTGAATGCAATTACCAATAATCTGGATAATAGCATCTGTAACTTCTTCCTGCTTTTCAGACTCTAATGCAAGAAGAAGAATTTTTTCTTCTCGGACTACAAATGGTCTGTACTTTACTTTTTTTCCTGTAGATGGGATTTTCAACTCATGAACGGGAGTATTAATCTGAGGTAATGACATAGTTCAAAAAATAATTAGAATTCGGCTCCTTTTTTATCGTAAAAGATCACGACATGTTTTTCGTATCTAAAGGATACTCTCAATTTATTTAGTGTGCTAGCACCATATGCTAATGGCACACTTTCAATACTATAAGGATATACATTGAACATATCATAATAACATGAATTTTGTCCAGAAGGACCAGTGCTATCTTTATAACTTTTGGTCACTGTCAACTTAGGACATACCATTTCTTCATAATAACGTAATCCAACAGTGTTAGTCACTGCTCTTCTTTTTTCCCTCTCTTCTGGAAGAATTTCACTACCTTCATTATTCATACTCTGCTCGGGGAACATACCACCAAACCATGCCTCAAAGAATTTTTGAGGATTCAGTTGATTAGTTTGAATAAAACTCAAACGCATATCATTATAAAGTTTAGCATGAGGATACTGAATTAATCTACCTGCATACACGCCATCAACCTCTTGGGTGGCAGCAAATGTTCCTGGTAATGATGCTTCATCACATAAAAACATCATATTGTCATATGCTCCATCAGAAGCAGTTAGAGAGAATCCATAATATTGCAGTCTACTTAAAATCTCAGCATTTTTTGTAGTACTGAAACTAAAATTTACCTCATACTCATTAGAATATGATGCACCTTTATCAGCATTAAATATCCCCCTCAGTTTAGATATAGACATTAACTCTAAATAGAAGTACTTGTTGTAATTATATTTATGGCGTATTCTGGCAAGTTCCAACCAAAGAATCCAAGGAAATACAAAGGTGATCCGAGACTAGTAATATACAGATCATTATGGGAACTTAAATTCATGAAATGGTGTGACGACCATGATCATGTGCTTGAATGGGGTAGTGAAGAAATTGTTGTTCCTTATCGTTCTCCTCTAGACGGTAGGATTCACCGATACTTTGTTGATTTTTATATCAAAATCCGAAATAAGAACAATACTATCAAGAAATACTTAATTGAAGTTAAACCTAAGAAACAAACATTACAACCCAAAGTACCTAAAAGGAAAACACCACGTTATTTAAGTGAAGTTTCTACATACATCATCAACCAAGCGAAATGGGAAGCGGCAAGAGAGTGGTGTGCAGATAGAAGACTAGAATTTCTTATACTCACAGAGGAGCACTTAAATGTCTAAGGGATTTGCTAAAACAAAAGGCGGACTAGAATTAAATATAGTCAAAAAATCTGGTGGGCAGAAAAAAAGTAGAGAATGGTATCGCAGAGAAGTCTTTGAATATCTCTACGACAACATGACAGATGAAGTAGAACCAAATAAACTATATTATTACGAATATGACCCAAAATTCAAAGCACAAATGGATAGATATGACATATATCCTCTAGTTTATGCATTTGATCGCGCCAAAGATAATTTCTTAGGATCTAATATACACTATCTGCGTGACAGAGAAAAAGGTCCCTATGCTCTTGCCCTCCTAAATAAAAAAGCAAGGATTATTGAGAAAACTATTCACCGATACATCTTCAAACAAGCAGATCATTTATTTTTTGAGGTCCAAGAAGAAGATTGGGAATTTATCGCTACTCTCCCGATTCATAGATTTATAGAAAACTAATGCCAACTGCAACACTACGCTATCCATCAGAATTTGCTACAGATGGTCCTTCAGTGGACTATCTTGAGATGATGTTCATTAGAAGAAATTATGAGAGTAAGAAAGTAGAGTATAAACGTGATCTTACTCTTGGAGATATTTTAATTAACGTTCCTCAAAAAGTAACCGAAGCAATCTCGCAGCAGTTTAATCAAACTGCACTTGGTGAATTAGGTAGTTTTCTTGGAAACCGAGGAGATGCTGGCACAGCTGTTAAAAATGCACTTACAAGAACTGCTGAACAATTCTTACTGAATAAATCTGTTGATCTCGCTAATAAATTAGGTGCAACAAACCTCTCTGCTTCTGGATTGCTTTCGGCAACTAGTGGTGTTGTGTTCAACCCAAATCTTGAGGTTCTTTATGAAGGACCAGATTTTAGGACATTTAATTTCCAGTTTAACTTGTTCACTAAATCAAGAGCAGATGCACAAGCAATCTTTAACATTGTAGAGACATTAAGATTTGCAAGTTTACCTAGAGTATCTACTTCAGAAGATATTAGCACTTCACAATTAACAGATGTATTTACAGATACAACAGTTATTGAAGGTTCAACAACGTTAATAGACATCGGTGCTGGAGCGATTGGTGGGGGTCTCAAAGGTAAGATAAATGCAGACAGCACTGCTGCAGCAGGAGCTAAAGAGGGTGCTTTAAGTAAACTTACAGGTCTTTTTCAACCAGCAGGAACTGCTGCAGGAGCTGCTGCAACTGCTGCTGGTCTGTTATTTAACGGTGGTTCTAGATTTATTAAACAACCTCCATTCATACTCCTTACATATAAGAGAGGAGCAGATGATCATCCTTTTATCAAACCACTGCTCCCATGTGCTATTAATCAGATTAATTTTGATTTCACTCCAACTGGAAACTACACTACAGTAGGTGAATTCAATGCTGATCCAAAAGCAACTACTGTTGGAGTTACAATTACCATGAATCTCACTGAAGTGACAAATCTATTTGCTGATAAAATGTTCAACGATAGAGCACCAGGAGTTAAAAAATAATGTCAGGATTCTTTTCATATTTACCAAAAATAGAATATACCCCAACTAGAGTCAAATTTCAATTTACCAATCAAGATTTTGTACTTGCTACAAACATTTTCAAAGGATTGTCACTAGATAATTCTGCATATGCTACAGATCTGTTTGCAGAATTTAGTTTAAAAGACGGTGTTAGACCAGATCAAGTTTCTGAGGCAGTTTATGGTACTCCTAATTATGATTGGGTTATTTTGCTGACCAATAAGATTACAGATCTTAAAAATGATTGGCCATTGAGTCAGACAGAATTTGAGATATTGATCGACAAAAAATATTCTGATCCTCACTCAGTAAAATACTATCTCACAAAAGAAGTCAAAAATGACATTGGTGAAATAGTTCTTCCTGGTGGACTAGAAGTATATTATGATCCAAATGACCAAGATTCTTTCAAAAGAACATATGTCAAATCATATAATCCCATAGTAGAGGAAACTGAAAATGGTGCAACATTGCTAACATCAATTACTCATTATGAGTGGGAACAGGCACGCAATGAAGAAAAAAGAAAACTACAAATCTTAAAACCAGATTATCTTGAGACTTTTGTAAAAATCTTCCAAGCATCGGCAAATTACTTGCCAAGTGTAAAGAATAAGTCCAAAATTAAACAGACTCTAAACAAAACTAGTATCTTTAATAACATCACCCTATGATATTAGAAGAAGCATGTTATTCCTTAAAACTAGAATGTGCCCTACGAGACTTAGGGTTTGTTGACATAGGTTGGAAATGTGTAGCACATGCAGGTATATTCTTCGTACAACCAGTAGGAATCCCAGATGACCCCGAAGGGGATCTTCTGGGATTTTCTTTAACTATACCTAATAGGAGAACTTATCAAAGGTACAGATTAGTATCTACTGCTAAGAGAGCACTGGATATTGCTCAGGGACTGTAAAACCCTACAGACAAAAAAATACCCCGAATTTTTTTTCGGGGTTTTTTGGAAATAAAAGTTGATTTTGCCTGAGGTTATTCAAACCAATCTTCTGGCAGGTACTCTGCACATTCAAAAGGTTTCTCGGTGCAATACTTTCTTACTACTCCATGCATGTCATGTTCCATTGTATGGTGAGCATGGTTATGCATGACTCCAACTAGAATTAGAAAACCCACTATCAATACATTGAAGTGGGTTACGGGACTACTGAGGATCTGTAGTAGGTACTTCTTCATCCTTCTTGTTAAAACCAAAGGGTCCTTCTTTCTCCTCAAGTTTTAGTCGCAATGCAACTGTACCGATGGACTCAAGGATCTTTAGGATGTCCTCTGCCCTGGCACCTTCACCAAGTTCTTTGGCAACGTACCAATACTTAGGCCAGAAGGTTTCTCCTGCCTTCTCGTAGTCTTCAACAGTTAATAGTTTCATTCTTCCTCAGCAAGGCGGGCAAAGTAGGACAGGGTGTCATCATCGTCAGTCGTAGGAGCAGGACGTGATGCAGCAGTCGGTTGGAGGTTGTTCAGTTCTTCCTTCATGGCGTTAGGCATGGGACGGGAAGGAGCATTGAACTTAGGTGCTCCCATGATGTCAGCATCATTGAAACCACCGCGACCTTCGGACTCATCTTCCAGAGTCTCACGATCAAACTTCTGCTTCTGACCACGACCCAGAACGACATTCAGACGTGAGTCAAGTTCCTCATAGGACTTGAAGTTCTTAGCATCCATGAACTCATTCAGAGAGTGCTGTGACTTCCAAACCTTCTCAAGTTCAGCATCAGTCATGTCCTCAAGGGTAGAAGGTGCAGCGAAGTCAGACTTATCGTAGTTCCAATAACCATCCTTCTTCTGCAGTTTCAGTTTGAAGTTAGCACCCTGCCACAGATCAAACGGATTGATAGGAGTCTCATCTTGGAACTCAGGTTGCATTGCTGCCTGAATCTTGTCAAAGATCTTCTTACCAAACTTGTAGAGGAAGACCTTACCCTCGTTACCAGGATTAGAAGGGTCACTCACAACGTAGATGTTGGAGTAGTAGGAGAGTTTACGCTTCTGCTTACGAGCGATCTCCTTGTCGCTATCAAGACCACTGTTCCACAGTGTACGGTTCAGTTCCGACACGGGATCTTTCTTACCCAGAGTGGTCAGGGAGTTTTCAATATACCATCCACCAGGACCTTGGAAACCATGTGACCAAACCTTCGCCCAGGGAAGTTCTTCGCCTTCAGGTGCAGGCAGGAAACGGATTACCGCAAAACCGTTGCCAGACTTGTCCATCTCGGGTTTCCAGAAACGATCATCACTGCTACCACCAGTAGCTTGGAGCTTGTCAATCTCCTTGGTCAGACGATCAAAACCAAACTTGGAGCTGTTCTTAAGATCAGCAAAAGACATTTGTATTACCTCGGATTAGTTGTGTGTGTTGTATTCGTTGGATTGCGATGACCCAACTGGATCATCATAACCTATTTAGAGTTCTCCGTCAAGCACTTGCTGGCGGACACTTTCCATGTTGTCACGGAACTTGTCATAGATGTCCAGCATGTTGAGACCATCGGCATCCATACCGAGTCTCCTGGCGGCGTCACGGAACTCTTGTTTGAGACGTACCGCCATCGGATCGTCAGACAGATTCAGTCTCATGTAGAAGACCTTCTGTCTTTCAATCAAGTCCAGCATAGCATCAAAGAACTCAATACGGTCATCCGTCTCCATTAGAGGAATGAACGGTAACCGATTGACAATCTCCTGCTGCTTGAGGTTGATCTCCTCAGCTTCTTTTTGTACTATTTCTGATTCAAAGAAAGACATTGGTGATCTAATACTTTTTCCTTTAAAGTTCCCTTATATTTAACAGTGTCTACAGATACGAATGGAGTGTACTTCATGACGGTTCTCCTCACGTCAGACCAAACAATAGTTTCCACAATCTTCTTATCAAACTGTGGTATAAAGTTTAGGATCTGATTTAAAATAACAAAAGTTTCCATGGAGATCTGCTTACCCAAAAGAAACTTTAGTAGTGGTGGATGAGTCTCAGTGACCTTGAATAGATGGTCAAACTGATCCACCTGCTGCAATAGAAAGTCCACCTCCTCACTAAAAGTGTAGTGAAGACTCTCCATGCGCTTCTTCCATGCTCTGTAATTGTCATCCCCGTCCGATCTAACCATGTTACCAATCCATCCAGAGGAGTCAGCAACAAAGTTTGCTACAAAGTATGGAAGGATTTCATCATCCTTCTTACGATTCGTAAGTTTTTTGAAGAAGTATCTGTCCTTTCTCTTCTCAAAATTAGTCTCAGATACTCTAGTTTTACCGTTGAATTTGAAGTAATCATAACTGTCGGTCGTGAAGTGTAACTTCAGTGCGACATACATTTTATAGGATTCAAATGCGGTCATATAATGAGTCGTGCTTTTGATGATCGTTTCATGAAGTTCAGACGCTGAGCATCATACTTCAGTTTTTCTTTGAGGGGTTTAGAAATTAGTTTTGATACAGTCTCTATCTCAATGTTGTTCTCATTGCAATAGTGAATCACACATTCAATGTAATTCATTGTACCATTACTAACTTTCATCAAGTTCTCAATTTCCATAGAGAACTTTGAAGCAGTCATGAATTTCTTTTCTAAAATGTCATTAAGGTTTTCCTCAGACATTAGCAAACTTTTCTCCCTTGTGATAGTTAACAAACTCATTAATGTACTGCTCCAGTAGTTTCATATAATACATTTTATCATACTTCTCAAACAATTGCACCTCTCCATCTTCACATGCCTGAATAATCACAAGTTTTTCTACTTCGATGCCTGTGAGATCGTAATACAGAGCACCATAGGCAGCGCATTGAACAAAATAATGTTCAATCCACTTCTCGGGTTTCTGCTTACGAGAAGTCTTAAAGTCTACAATTGCCAGCTCCCCTTTGTATTCCGCGATGCAATCAACACGACCAGCGAGTCCAAAATACTCACTGTACAGGGGTGCTTCCAGAGCGTGTATATTATTTATGTCGTTCAAATAAGGGAGTGCTTCTTCAAACAACTGCCAAGGTTTTGACATCTGTTCCATAAGATCCTTAGGTTTTACCTCAAGGTTATTGAGATGATCCTCAGCATACTTATGGAACTTAGTGCCGCGAGTCGTACCTTGTTTAGAGATACGATCTGCCTCAGCATCACCAACACGTTTACGCCATTCCGCAATGCTCTTACGAGACTTCATTGAGGTGATTGATGTAATAGATGGTAGTTTCCTACCACTCGGAGTGGTGTAATACCTTACGCCGTTAACAGTGGTAGGTTCAGGAAGTTCACTTAAGGAATGACCAACGTGGGTAAACATATTAAAGACCGAGATTCATTTTACTTACAAGGTAGGACTTCACAAGTCCAGAACGCACAATATCATCAACACCAAACTCAATAGAACTAAACTCTTTCATGTCCTCAAGGATCTTCATGAAGTCAATGATGCCATTCTTCTCATGCTGCTTAACAAGATCAGTCTGGACAACATCACCACAGAACATGATACGAGAGTTCTCACCAACACGGGTGATGATTGAATCAAGTTCGTGGAAGTTCAGGTTCTGTGCTTCATCGATCAACAGGATGGCATTATCAAATGTAGTGCCACGAATGAATGATGTAGACCAAAATGACACAGTACCCTGTGCTTTCAAGTTAGTGTACAAGAGTTCAAATGAATTATCATCTGGCATCTTGAACATGTACTTCACCATGTTCTTGTATGGGATCTGATAGAGCGAAGACTTATCTTCGTGGTCTCCAGGAAGGAAACCGATCTCGCGTGTAGCGACCAGAGACCTGACAATATAGATTTTTTCATAGGGAGTGTTCTCATTGAGTACATCTCGCAATGCCAGGTACAAAGCAATAAAGGTTTTACCTGTACCAGCAGCACCATAAGCGAAGATGTTCTGGTCCATGCCATAGTCATGGAAGAACTTTTCCTGGTTCTCTGTTAGCGGCTCAATAATTTTTAGATAATCACTATTGATAGGTTTCTTTCTTTTCATCTGCTTTGTAGACATTCCGAAAGGAACAGGAGTTGCAGCTGTGTTTCTTTTTCTAGGCATGTAATTTTAAATCAAGTATAACGGGAGAGATTTGCACCAGGATGCTTGGATTGCACTTTCTGCATCACTTCCTTGAACCCATTGGATTGTTTAGGTTCTCCATATATTGTACCACCAAACGTCGCTTGTGACCAGTCCTTGTCCCAGTCGGGGTTATCCTTTCGCCACTGTTCGTACTCAGAGATTGACATCTTGAGTTCTAGAGTGTCTCCGTTCTTCAAATTTTTAACGTTGTATGTCGGCATGTTGGTAATGTCGGTTAAGTATCTATATGTTTTGTCAATGTAAAAGAACCATCTTTATTATCAATCCATTCTAATACATCTCCTTCAGTCCACCCAGTAATCTCCAGAAGATCATCGGGGATTGTGAGGACACCATCCTCATCTACTTTAAGATTCCACTTCATACCCAATCTGGTTTGCGGGATGGGTCACGAATATAATTAGATGCAACCCAAGGTTTGCTGCTAATGTACATTTTGTAAGCAGTAATAGTATCAATGCTTGTGTCAAGTTTAAATTCATCGGGCATAGCGCGAACAAAGGGCGTTGTATGCTTCCCTGAGCGTCCTTGAGGGTCCGCAGTAGGGAGAATGTCTTTTGCTACTAGAAGGGTGTTGTAGCAGGTGTGAACCTTCCCATAGCGGTTCTTATATTCCTCACACAATGCAAGACCATGAGAAAGTAACCACTGCCAGTTGTTAACAAACTCATTCGCCCATTTAGTACAAGGATGATTACGAAAAGCACCCTTCTCGGTAGCATAGGGTTGACCATCTGCTCTAGGAAGAGTGCCGAATCCATGACCCCATTTGTCAGAACATACAATGGATAGCATCTGACAAGTTTCTAATGGCATTTTAACAATGTGCTTGTCAGGTAGTACCACAGCAGACTGCCATGGACTAGGGTCAGTTACAAAGATATTCATAGTTTACCATTCCAATGCTTCAGCAACAGTTGGGAACTGCTCCTTAAAGATAGCACGGGCACCCTCAGCAAGCAACATGTGCTCTTTCTGTGTGCCGTTAGCAGACCTCAGATCAATCCAATGGATCCATGACCGCACAGATCCCGACATGTAGAGTCTTGTGGGTACGCAGAGAGGAAGCACATTTCTTGCACATTCCTTTGCCACACCTGCATCAAGCATTTGATGATACAGATTCATGGAAGAACTGAACAAGGTTTGCATCTGCATCTGCAGACGTTGAAC